TCATAAACGGGTCTTCCGTGTAAGAGTGGATTAGGTGTGACGGGTCAACATAGCGCTCAACGATACCGTGGTTCGGGTCGTTCTCACGCTTAACAGCAGCCATACCTGTAACAACCAAATCTTCGACAGCACGACGGAATGTGGAGTCGTTAAAGTCGTTCCATTCAAGTGTTAGGTTTGCTGCAATCTGTGCTGCAATTTCCGCAGCCACTTTGATGTTTGCATCCATAAAGATTTCTGCCTCTTCAGGAGTATCAGGGAGTGCATCAACATCGTCTTTAAGAGAAACACCCAAGCCCTGCATTTCTTTCAAGAAGTCTTTGTTCTCGATAGCGGCGCGTGTACGTGCTTTCTTCATTTCTTTTTCTCCGCGAGATAGCGGGTCGATAGCCTCTACATTAGGGTAGGGCTTACGAGATAGAATCTTGTTAACTACGATTTTTACGAACTTAGGTACAATAGGTACAGGAGTCCAATCCAAGTTCAACAGCGTACCCTGACCTCCGTTGGGGTCAAGACTGTTTAGGATTTGCTTGTAGATTTGAGTAGACTGCGTACCCTGAGCATAGTCACGAGCGCGTTCAAACTCCTTTAATCGTTTCTGATAAAGTGACGTGGTGGATTCTGTTCCACCCCATTGTCCCATAATAGCCTTAGCGTAGGCTGTACCGTACCCCTTTGACATTTTTTCAGCGGCTTTCGCTGTTGGGTCGGGGAAATTACCATAGTTCTTATTCATTTCGCACAAGATTATCTATTGTGCAAAGATAAGAAAAATTCCCTAAGCGTTAGGCTTGTAACGTCTGAAGAACTTTTTGTTAGAAAAGTCAGCCTGTTTCACTTTTTTAGGCTTAATTTGTGACGCAAGTAAACAGAGTCCTGAACTAATTGATAAATCGTATTTGGTACGATTGTCTATACGGAAGCCAATCCAATCCTCTAAAGTTCTATCGAGGTACATTCTACCCATCTCTCCTGTGTCCATATTCTCCCCTACATAATTATGTATATAGGATTCAATAGCCATAGCGTGAGCCTGAATTACCTCAGCAGAGTTAGAGGGGATACCCTTGGTCTTAGACTTACTTGCCGACCCACCTAGGTGTGCGGGTCTGTCTAATAAATACTCGAGGTAGCCTCTCTCCTCAAAGTAACGTGCAATACCGTACTTGTTGTTCTCTATAAGAATAGGATATCCGAAGTACACAGCCGCCATCAATACATCCTCGTAGAATATCTTAGCCATTGGTGGGCGTGAACAATACTCCGCAATAAATACATTGCTTACATCGTTCATACTAAACTTGTTATAGAAATGACAAGCACCCTTAGAGCCTCGTCCATCTACTGTAGCATCAAGGTCATAACTATCGACTCCGCCAACGCCTTTGTTTCCGTGTGGGGCTGTCCAATGTCCGTTGCGGTGTTTTACCTTTACGTTCCTGTCGTCGTGCTTTGGCTGCCACGCTACCACCCAACGCCCCTGTGGGTCGGGTACAAACTCTACCTCTGTATCTAATTGTCCACTCTTCCATTGGAAGTTACCCGTTACGGTTGGCTTAGGGTACATTAGGTCATTATGCTCCTTTTGCTCGTATATCTTACCAAGGTTAAACAGACTGCTTTCCACAGAGTCACGGAACGCTTCTTCTGCAGAGTAGGGGAACTGACGCACAACCTCGTTGAGTTCGTTAGCGTCGTCCTTTAGGGCTTTACGTTCGTTGTTTAGATACGTACGTGCCCCCATCGCAATCATCTCCCCATCCAAGGTTTCCATAGGCTCTGCAGGGTTTTCGATGATTGGGTTTCCAAACTTGTCGAAGAATCCTTCAAGCGCTTCGTAGGCAGGGATGAATATGCGGTAAAGCATAGAGCGTGTACGACCATTGGCGTTACGTTCTTTTGGGTCTGAGTCATTCCATAAGTCTTTGTACTGCTGACCACCTTTGTTCATAGGGTTTACCGTAGAGCCGACCAAGGCCGTACCTACAATCTTACGCCCTACAATCAAACAGGTTCTGTTGATACGCCAAGCCTCACGGATATCCGAGGGCTTTTCCCACTTACCTGCTTCATCGAGGAATAAGTAGTATAGACGCTCACCATCATAAGCATTGTTCACCGTGTTCTTCCAATTGATTACGGTGTCGAGTGCTTCGCCGACAGTTGCTGTTTTATTGTTCTTTGTGATTTTCTTTGCAGGTTCTCGGAAAGCCAACTCCATACGAGGGTTGGTTGAACCATCCTGAATAGGTTTGAAAAAGAATGGGAAGTGCTTATACATAGACACTACCTTTTTCATAAAGACGTTTTCTTGTGCGTCCTTACCCGTCTTGGACATAATGCCCAATACCTTGTCTTTTGCTATTGTCCCTTCTGATAACAGAGTAGCCACAGCCATATTGGTGTATCCCGAACGACGACATTTGGTAAACAACTGTCCAACGCACCTTGGGTCTACACGACACGCCTCAGCGTGAATAAAAAGTTTTCTTTGAAATGCTAAATAGTCTCCGTAGAATGAGCCATCAATCTTGACCCATTGGAGCATAAAGTAGTGGTTGCCTGTGATGTAAGTCGCTTCACCGTTAATGTACATCCAAACACCTTCACGCCTACGCTTAAACTCCCTTTCGATATATGCACTATAGGTTTTTCTAAAGTTACTCGGCTGTTGCGCCCACTCATCCATAGAACGAATCCCCTTGAGTGTTTCGGGGACATCTTGACGCACCCAATGTTGCTCAGCCCGAGGTAAATCGGAGAACAGAATCTCAGCATCATCAGGTTGTACAGGAAGTTGGATATACAACCCCTCCAACTCGATGATAGCCCCCATTGAATCGTTAGGGCATATATTGATGATTTCTTCTTCGTATCCATCTACTTGTTTAAGTCCCGCCATTAGTGTACGATTTACAAATATATGTTTAATTTTTTACTTAAATGTTTAAACAGTAGTCTTAAGAGTAACAAAATGTTAAAATGTGGGCATTACTTGCTAAATCGTTCAGCAAATCCACCCGAGAAGTCTTGCTTCTCTTCTATCCCTCCTGTTTCTTGTGCATTTTTTATCATTTGCTCTATCTCTTGTCGCATTACCAACATATCCTTAGCATCTGATGTAGCCTGTTTGATTGATGCAAGTTCCGCCTTACGACCCGAGCCGTTAAGTTCAGCGTCAACGGGTTTCTTAATTTCCTCAATCATATTATTGATAGCAATCTCTGTTGACTCCAATAGACGTATTGCAGCATCCAATGTAAAGTTCTTATCTGACATAAGCCGCGTAAATAAAGTCAGGCTTCATACGGAATACCTGTGAGCCGTCAGGCAAAGTAATTCTGTAGTCCGCATTCTGCTTGTATATAACTAAGTCTCCAACCTCGATACCTGCCTCTTCCGTTCCTTCACTCGGATACAGAACAACAGCCTCGTTCTTGGTTTCAACCTTCTGAGTACCTAAGTACAATCCACCTGCAGATACCACCTCCTCTTCTACATCAGGTACAGCCTCTAAAATTACCCAAGTACCCAAAACGGTAACTGAGCCGTCTTGGTGGATAACCATATATGCCTGTCCCATAATCTCGGTTGGGTGGTATGCTACCAAGTAGCAGTCATCCCCAAGACCAAACTTGTTTGGCTGTTGGTTTACGTGGTGGTGAAACACAAGCGTGTCCCCAACCTGTACCTTTTCAGGAATGTCCCACTTAGCAGGAATAGCCTTGATAGTACCATAAGATATACGCCCCTCGAAATCATCAAAGCGCGTATCTTTAATTAAAGTTGTTCCGTCAGAAAGTTTAATGTCGTCTTGGTATAGTTTACCAATCTCTACTACAAAGTCGTATAAAGGCTTCATTATCCTAAGTCGATATCGTATTCAACAATCACAGGCATACTGTCAATTGCTTTCCAAAGCAGTATACCGTCTTCGTTCTCAATGTAGATTAGGAAGCGTGAGCGTCCGTACAATTGCTCGGCACGTCCGTCCTGAGTAATCGCGTGGATAGTTCCACCCCCGTAAATTGTTTGACCTACTACAAATGCGAACCCGTTCTTTGGGTCTTTACCGCAGATAATTTTTCTAATTGGAGTCTCCATCTTTGTCTGTGTTTTTATGGATAAAGTTCATCCAATCTTCAGAAGTCCAATCATCAGTATCCCTCAACTCACGAGGAATAGTCGGTGAATCCATCTGTTGAAAGTATGAAACAGCAAGAGACAGAATCTCATCCAATTCATCTTCATCTACTACTACGTAGTCCAATACCGTTTTCAGTTTTGCAGAGCCGTCTTCGTTTTGAGCGTATACCCCACCCACGAATGCAGAAACCCATTGGTCTTCCAAGCCGTACTTCTGTACAAGGGCTTTGATGCCTTCAAGTTTCTCGGCTATCTCCTCGAAGAACTCCTGAGGTGCTTCTTGATAATCCATCTTGTTTTTCTTTTAATTAAATTGTATATTACAAATATACGGAAAATTATGCCGAAGAGCAAGGTACATAAGAAGAAGATAAACCGCGAGTTCCTACCGTTACAGGAAAAGTACGTGCGTCACAACGATATGAAGTATTGGAGTCTCGCTATTCGCGATATGGTAAAGTACACAGACCTAACAAAAGCCGAGTTGGAGTTTCTGTTATATGTGTATGACTTGGAGTTCTTTGAGATTACTTGGGCGGCACAATCCTATGGACAGTCTCGTAAGAAGTTATACGAAAGGATTATACTTCCTTTGAAGAAGAAAGGATACCTTGAGGAATACTTCAATCCAACCAAGCGTCGTGAAGACGTCGATATACATTTCAACATACGGCGCAATGCTCAGAAGTTGTCTGTAAGTCATAAAGGGAGACACAACGTTCAGCGTCTTTATCGTAAGTTGTACGGAGAAGAGGAGATAAGGTATTAGAAGAAATATTTCTCCTTGACCGTCCTTGCCCACTCTGTACCTTGTCGGAAGGTAGAGTTTTCCACTTTCTTTAAGTCTCTCCTTAGTGCCTTCATAGGTGGAGGAGTGAATAAGATATATTCCAAACAGAAAAGACAGAAGCGAAGTTTTGTAGCGAACAAAACGGCTCCTGTATATTTCAGTCCCCAAGCAATATAACGAAAGTCCATATATTGCAAAGGTACAAACTAATATCTTTATCTTTCTAACCATTTGTGGAGTTGTATGACAGGGTAGCCAATCCACCAACATACCGCCATAACAGCCAACCACCTACCCGCTCGGGTAGCATCAAAGATTCTAATTTCCTCGTCTTTCAGACTGTCGAGTTCGAGTTCTTTCTTTTCCTCTTCAGTAAGTATGCGGAAGCATTTCTTTTGAATACGAGAGGCTGCGAAGAAGTACAGTCCTGCTGCACCAATTGGTATTGAGAGTATTGTATAAACCATATACTACTAATATACAGAAAAGCCCCTACATACGCAAGGGCTTCTCCTAGATACTTTTCACCTCCTTTCCTTTTAGCGCGAAGCGCGTTCCGAAATTTTCAATTCCGTATTATAAAGGTAAGAAAGAGTTATT